GGGTTGGGGTTTGGTGTCGATGTTTGTCCAGCCGATGTAGCTGGCAACGTGGGTGGATATTCTGGGTGGGCCGGGCGGGTCAGGGTAGTCATCGAGAACGTCGAAGAAGGCGGCTGCTACTCGAAGATAGGCCTCCCGCTCGTGTTGCATTTCCTCCACCTTGGCTTCCAGCACCGATACCCGGGTGGTGAGCCATTCCCTCAGCTCTTGTGATGCTTTATCTATAGCCTCGGCTTTGCGCTCTAGAGCGGCGGCCTTGGCGGCGTCTTTCTCGGCATCGGCCTTAGCCCAATCCACCTCAGCCCGCAGCTCGGCCATTTTACGGTCGGTGAAAATTTTGTACCAGGTACCAGCGGCACCAATGAGCGCCAGGCCTACGGCCTCTGTGGGGCTCACCCATTCCCAGAGCGCTGCCCAGAACCCCCGACTGACAGGGGCCACGGTAGATATGATTTTAATGAAATCTGCGGGCCCCATGGTTTCGTTTCCTCCGATCTGTTTAGGAAGATAATGCTGCTGCCGCGTTGATGACTGCGGCGACTAGCACTGGGTCAAGGCTGCGGATGAGTGCATCTACCGCATTCATGAGGGTGATGATGTTGTCACTCATGCCGCATGCTCACCGCCGGTATGAGTGCCTGGGGTGATGATGGCGGCAGTGCCAGCATCACCAACTTTCGATGTGGCCACGGAGGTGAGCAGGGATGCGATTGCGGCGGTAGCTGCAATGCCTAGTCCTGCCGTCCAGTCCACATGGTAAACAGCATCACCAACGGTGATGGTTGCGAGCAGGGCTTGGGCGAAGGTGCGAATGGCGCGGTCTGCTGCGTCGATCCAGAATATTTTAGTCCACATGATTATTTTCCTTCCTGTGTGGTCGCATAGTGGTTCTTGATGGCCTCGATGCTGGTGCCGCTTTGGGCAGCGGCCCAGGCTAGCAAGGCTTTCACGTCGGCTTGGGTTTCGCTGAGCCCGTCAACCAGGGTGTGATATTGGCCGGTGGGGGTGGCTCCGAGTTGCGGCCAGCCGCGGCCGCCTGCGGGGTTTTTCTGTCCGTCAGGCAGGTCTTCCTGCCGGGGGCCTTGGAGTTGGGTTGCGATGTCTCGGGTGAGCTGTAAGAGCTCGCGTTGTTCAGCGTCGGTGAGCGCCATGAGAAAATCCTCCTTAGTTGGTTGGTTTGGGGGCGTAGCACCCCCGTAAAAAATTGCACGCAATTCATCGCGGGTGCCGCGGAAAGCATTAATATCCACAGCGAAGCCCGCCACCAAAGCGTTGGACCCGTATTGCCAAACGTGGGGTTTCTGGTTGCCCAGCGGGTAATCCCACTGTGGGTGCGCGTTGCCGGGGTAGATGAGGCTGGGGTCACCCTGACGGTTTTGCCCATAGGCCGCCACCCAGAGAGCCCCGAATTCGCCGCTGTCCGGCTCACCACCTGCGATCCTGCGCTCCCAGTAGGGCACGTAGGAGTACACGCCGCACACCCGCACCCCAGCAGCCTCAAAACACTGCTTGGCGGCACGGATATGCTCCACCGAGAGCCCCGCCTCGGTCTCAACGTCAAGCCACATCGGCCGGATGGCGTCCCCCATCACCGCTAGTGAAGCGTTCACCTGTTCCTGGATGCTGGTGCCCTCGGAAGGGTTCCGCAGGTAGTGGTAGGCGGCGGTGAGCATACCGGCGGCTTCAGCATCCTCCAGGTGGCTGCGGTAACAGCGATCCCGGTAAGTACCATCCGTGGTGCGGATAATAGCGAAACTGACGCCTTCACGGGCTGCTTGCTGGAGGCTTATGCCATCCTGATGCTCGCTCACATCCACACCGAACAGCGGATCACCAAAGGACGCGGCCGCCGCCACTGCCCCACTATCCGGGTAGGGGGCGCCCGCAAGGATGCTCATGGGGTCGATACGGTCAGGGCCGGGCGGCGCCCACACAAACCGGTGAAACTCCAAGTGCAGGTGCGGTGGGAAACCCCCGTTTGTCGCGGGGTTAGGGTTGATGCGGGCAATCCGCTGCCCCTCCCCTACCCACTGGCCAGGCACCACCTCGGGGATCACATGCCCGTACACACTATAGCCGCCGCCCACATCAGCCGGATGGTCAATTGTCACCCACTCGCCGAAACCAGCAGCCTGCCCGGCGTACTGCACAGTACCCGGCCGGATAGCGAAAACCAAGTGGTTGCCGCTACCACCATCACAGCCGAAATCCGTACCGTAGTGGAACTCGCCCCCCTCCCGCGGGCCGAAACCGCTGGTCACGTAAAAGCCCGCTTCAACAGGCATTGTAGTCATATTGCTTTCTCCTTCTTCATTTAGATTGCGCCCATGCGAAAACCCCGGCGCGCCCAAGCAATAAGGGTGTTCCGGGGTTTGATGGGGGGTTTGTTTATTGGGATTCTTCCGGTGGTGTGGCTGGCTCCGGCACCGGCTCGATACGCAACCATTTACCATCAGCGCCGGGGGCCGAACAGTTCAGATGCGGGTATACACTCTTGTAGAGACTGCCCTCATACTGGATGATATCGCCCTGAATGTAGCAGTTTTGCGGTTCGCTCTTGGGGTGCTGCCACTCAGGGGCGTCTTCCACATGCCGTGGTGTTTCCCGTAGCGCGTCGGGTGCAGGGATTTCCCCTAGCTCACGCAGGTGCATGATGAGCCGGGTGCGTGCTTCTTCCTGCGCTTGTAGCATCTCCCGGCGCGGCCGCTCCTCAGCCACACACCAGCCGAGGAACTCCGTCCATTCCTCCATGGTGAGGGATTGGGTACTGGTTTTAAGATCTTGCAATGACATGATGGCTTTCCTTTCTATTCTGCCGCTAGGTAGGTGGCGCACCCAAAGCCCCGATTGGTGACGTTTCCGGGGCTGGAGGGGTCGATATTAACGTTGACACTTCCGTTGGTAAGAATGTTGCACCACCCAGGAGAGTCCCGCCTGGTGGGGACAGTGAGGAAAAAATCTATATCCGCCATAGGACGGAAAGCTATAGGCAGTTGGCCTTTATACCCGTGGTCAGCGTCTCTGATATTGATAAAAACCCACCTGCCTATCCGCCAGCATTTCACCTGCTCACCAAAGAGACCATTGCTGAGTACGGCACCGATTTTCGCTATCTCACCATCCACGTACTGCTTATTCGCAATGTCCTTCGGGTCAATCGGATCGGCGATTTCGGATCGCCCGCCGGCGGTCCGTGTCATGATCGTAGTCTCACCATAAGCTCCAACTACGGGAGTCGCCGTGTTCGGAACTCCATTGATAGTACTCAGATTGTGGGTATGGCCCACTGGCGCCCTGGTGTTTATCTGGTTGTCAACGTATTTTTTATTAACAGCATGCCAGTAACTAGTGATGCTGGGGGTTTCGATATGGATTTGACCGTCGGGTTGCGTTTTTACAAAGCCCGCTTTAGCGGGATGCGCATCGGCGGTAATACTCCACGCTGAGTTACCCGCTGTAATAATTTTAGGGTTATCGGCGGTGCCGGTGAGGTCTCCTGCTAGGCGGATTTTGCCTTGGGTTGTGGCGGTTGCCGGGGGGATAGCTGCTGCTGCTTCGGTGGCGGATTTCGCTGCCGCTTGGGCATGAGTGGCGGCTTCGGTGGCTTTCGCCCCGGCACGGCTGGCGGCGGCGTAGGCGGCTTGTTGGGATGCCACGATTTCGTGGTACATGGTGATGACGGAATCACGCTCGTCAGCGGTGAGATTCCCGGCGTTCCGTACGGCTTCGGCGAAAGTTGCGGTTTCCGGTTTCACAAGAATGGGAATTGGGAGCCCCATGGTGCCGGAGTAGGCGGGTATGCAGATAGCTTCACCAGGCTCAATGGTGGTAGTGAAGGTGCCATCGGGTTTTACCTGAATGATATCGGGGTCGGTGAGGATTACTGTGCTGCCGGTAACCCGGGTTTGGGGAGCATGGATATGCAAATGGGTGGCGCCTGCGGGGATTTGGGTTACGAGCGTCAAATTGCCGGTAATGGTGGGCATGATAATACTCCTTAAATGGTGTTGGTTATGCGCTGGGAAGAATGAAAACCGTAGCAGATTTATACGCTTGGAAAAGCCCACCGGTTGCCGAATCATGATATCGGTTTCCAGCGGTGATATTAGCGCAGCTCACATCTGTTGCACCTTGGTCGGATACCGCGATCATGAGAATGGATCCAACCCAGTTGCCTTTGGCTTCAAATCGGGCACCACTGCGAGGCCGTATTCCTGCCGCAAGCCACTGCAAGGTGCCCCATTCGGTACCGGAGTTAATTTTTCCGCTAGATCCGGTGAAAAGATTGATATCTCCGGTGTCGATATGGAGGATGCGGGGCATGCCAGTGACTGTGGTTTGCAGTGCCTCAATAGCTTTTCGGTCGGCTTCCCTGGCTTTCCTATCAGCATCATCAGCAGCAACCGCTGCGTTATCGGCTTTGGTATCTGCTGTGGTGGCTTTCACATCGGCCACACCAGCCGCGGTTACCGCCGTGGTGGCGGTCTTCTGCACCGCCCCGACCGTGCGCAGCCGTTCTGCGCGCTCCTGATTAATGCGTTCCCAAATAGCATTATTGTGGGTTTTCAGGGCCTCAGCATCGGATATCATCTGCCCACCCACATGAACCCGCCATCCCCTAGCCCCCTCCTGGCTATTGCCAATGAGGTCGATAGCTGTCACTGGCACCTTGATGCGCCTGCCCCAAATCTCCACCAGGACCACATCCCCAAGCCGGAAATCCGTGCCGGGCTCGTAGGCGCCGAGGCCCCGGCTGGTAATGTCGCGTTCGAAATATAGGTTGCCGTCGACTCGTTTTTGGGCTGTGTCTACTGCGGTTTCGAGGTTGGAGGATCGGCCGTTCATGTTGAGAGTGACGTCGGCGCGCACGAACCCCACGTCGAAAGCGCCAGCGCCGGCGTCGGGTGGGCGGTAGATGTAGCCGTTGCGGAGCCGGTTTTCGGCGGGTTGTTCTTGTTGTTTGTCGGCGGGGATGGTGACGTCGAACGCGCCGTAGGTGTAGGCGGGCATGTGGCGGCTTACGGTGAGGTCGCCACCGTCAGCGACGAGGATGACGTCGGTTTTTTCGGCCATGATCTCCTCCTATCTGCGCCTGTTAGCCTTGGGTGACGCGAACTATCATGGTGGGTTGGATGAGGGGTTTCACCCCTATGGGTTGGGGGTCGGATGGGAACCACAGGTCACAGGTGACGGTGATGCCGGCCTGGAGGGCTAGGGCACCTATGGAGTCCCAGAGGGGCTGGTCGTCAGCGGTATACACCAGGTGTGGGGATGGCAGCCCGGAGGATGCCGTCGACACCACGATCCGCTGCCCCTTCCCCCACAGCTTGAAGCCTACCTCAAGGGAGTTGGCGATGACGTTGCGGATTATGTTTTCGGCGGGGCCTTCCATGGTTACCCCGTCGACTGCGGTGACCATGGGGTAGTGCATCAAATCGCGGGGGGTTTTATACAGCTCCAGCTTGGTGGGGTCGCCTACCCAGTCGCGGGTAAACGTCTGGAAGCTGCCTGTTCGAAGCGCTTGGGGGTTTGACCAGGCCACGTGCCGGTTCAGGATTGAGAGCAGGTCAGTGCCGTTGATTTCCACAAGGGTTGGGGTGTGGAAGGTGCCCCTGGCCACGGTGTGGGTGATCCGATACACCCTGCGGAAGCCTACCCGCTCCACCATGATGTAGCGGGTAGGCCCATCAGCCTCGATAAGCTGCCCGTTTTGGGC